ACATTAGCCAATGCTGCGCCCGCAGGACGGACAGCAATACGGAATGTGGCTGCAGTAGCAGCACGGTTACATACAGTAATAGTAGACACTACTACTTGAGTAGCACTAGGTACTGTGTCTAGAGTTGTTGCTGTAGTTGCACTAGGAGCAACTTGTCCTAGTACTTTATATGTTGTTGGCATCTGTTATGCTCCCATTGTCATTAGTGCGGTTGGTGTTGAATCTGCTGCAGCAACTGCTGCTGCTACTTCTGCGTCTGTTGCCATTACTGTGGCTGTTGATGCAAGATTTGCTAGGTCACGTGCTTTAGTCATTAGTATGCTCCCATAAGTGTCATGATAGATTGCTCTTCAAGTGCAACTTTTGTCGCATAAGGCGTTAAGTCTGGATTAGGTACCGATGCCCATTCAAGACCAGTTGCTGTTGCAGAGTTGGCTTTTAGATAAAGACCATTGGAGCCAACAGTTAATTTTCCAGCGGTATCTGCCGCGCTACCAACAATAAGGTCGCCTTTAGCGTCAAAAATTGTATTCGGAATTGCTGTCGCCAAATCAAATGCAGTGAAGGTAATAATCTCTAAGATATCACCAGCAGCAAGCGCTGCTAGAGAACTGATGCTTGTACCATTGCTTGCGGTATAGTCAGATGTGCGAGCAAGTAGTACGCCGTTTAGGTATACCTGCTCCTTGCCTGGTAAGTAAGAAAGTGTTAGACCATTATCGTCTAGTCCAGACTCTGATGTCTCTCCTCCTGCTGCTGTAAAGCGGTAACGGAAGATTGCTGCAGTAGATGAGATAGAACCCCAAGCAGAACCAGACCAGGCAAACATTTGATTAGATACTGTATCCCAATAGATGGCTCCAGTAATAAGAGCGTTTCCATCGTTGTCTACCGTAGGTGGTGTCGATTTAGCACCAAGATAGCGGTCATCGAATGAATCGTAAGATGCTGCTGCTGCAGTTGCGCTAGCGGCTGCTGCTGTTGCAGAACCAGCCACTGCGTCTACATACTGCTTAGTAGCAGCACCCAGGTTTGCAGATGGGTCAGCGTTTAGGACAAGGTTGCCTGTCATTGTTCCGCCAGCCTTAGCAAGATATGTGCCGCTAAGAACTACCGCTCCAGTGTTGCCATCTACAGATAGAACTGAATCTGTTGGAGTAAGCAACTCTTGCCAGTTAGCAAGTGTGCTTGCTCCTGCTGTTTTAAGAATGAATGATTTGTTGACGTCTGTGCGAACGGCGACATCGCCAACCTCTGCTGTTAGTGCTAGCATCGCAGCCTGTGAGGAGACCACGAAAGTATCGCTGATTGCAATTGCAGGTAGTTGGCCTGTTGGAATCTTTCCGTCTCCATCAAGGGAAGCGATTCCATTTGCTGCTGCCTTTTGGTCTGTAAAGTATTTAAGCGTAACTGCGTCTTGGTTAGATGTTGGGTCTGCAAGACCTGTAATCTTTTGCGCGTTAAGTGCTACCGAAGCAGTAGGTGCAGCCATTTGGTCTAGTCTAGAGGTGCGTACCTGTGTATCAAAGTTTGAGATTGTTGCTGCTAGTTGAGTGCCTGTGTGGTTAGCACGCGCTAGCGGGTCTACAGCCAACTTAGATAGAGCAATTGCAGCGCTTGCGTTAATGTCAGTATTAACGATAGTTCCATCTACTATGTCAGCAGAAGTAATTGTGCCGCCTAGGCTAAGTTTGCTATAGGCAATTCCAGCAGATGCATTAACATCCGCATTGACTATTGCTCCATCTGCAATCATTGTGCTAGTTACTGTGCCAGTATCTCCTGCTGTAATAGCAGTTCCTGAAATCTTTGTCTTATCAATTGCGGCAGAAGCATTAATGTCTGCGTTAACAATTGCTCCAGTTCCAATTACTGTTGTTAGACTAACGTTACCAGTTCCGTCGAAAGTTACTCCGCTTGCTTCTACATCTCCAGTTAGTTGGAATGTACGGGCTGTCTGTAGGGCTGTAGCAGTTGCAGCGTTACCTGTAGTAGAACCTGAACTTCCTGTTACGTTACCTGTAAGATTACCTGTAAATACTCCAGCAATAGCGCCAGTTCCAGTAATGGTTGGACTTGTAAGGGTCTTATTGGTAAGGGTCTGGGTTTTTGCTGTACCAACCACTTCACCCTCGCCTGATGCGATACCGTGCATTGTATGAGAACCAGTTCCATCGTTATATGAACCAGTTGCTTCAATGTGTAGATTAGCCTCGCGGAAATCACGACCGATAGCCATATGACGTACAGCAGCACCAGCAGAGTGTGCCTGGCCTGTGCCAGCATTCTCAATACCACGTACAATTGTTAGTACGTTGGTGCTGACGGCAGTGACGTCTACAATTTCTTCAAGGGCTGTATCTGGGTCAATGACAACAGTAAATGTTGTACCAGCAGAGACGGTTGCTCCACCGAGTAACGCTGAGCCAGAGATTACAGTAGCAGTAGTTGCCGTGTCTGTAATTCCTGCCGCAAGTGTAGTTTGCTGGGAACGGGATGAGTATTTTCTTGTTGTCATTTATCTACCTATCGGCTGTAGTGAACGCGAATTGGATATTGGGCTTGCTGTCTTTGCGTCTCTTCGTTAAGGCGCTGTTGGTAAAGAGCATAGAGTTGCTTGGTTGCTGACTGGCTAGCACCGTATGGACGTTTGTTATCTGTCTCATCGGCTTGTGGGCTAACCTGTGCCGCACGTGCAGGGTCTAGATATGTAAGAAGACGATATGATGCGCCAAGAATTACTACGTCCCGTGTGGAATTTGGCAGACCAGTTTGTGTTGAGTAGTCTTGTACACTTGTTGTAAATGGTTCTGGGTCGGTAGCATAGACTACCTTGATGGTGCGTCCTGGCTGCACATAGTCGCCAATTGTGACTGTCTGTGCTCCAGCGCCAAAGGCTGTGCTTGATGCTAGTGAATCCCATGTCCAGTGACGGATAGGGAACCATTCTTGAGAAGGTCCGATGTCCTGCCACATGAGTGACATGATATTGTGGATGCCTAGGTTGTTGAATGCGTATGTTGTCTGTGCTGCGTTGAAGGTAAAAGTTGTTGTCTTAACCGCAAAGATGGTTGCGCCAAAGGCTGCAATAGTATCGTTGATTGCTTTTTTAACAACATAGCGTGGGAAGGTTGGGGTAATAGTAACCTTATCGCCAGCAGTGTGTGCTGCTCTAGTTGTGCCTAGATACCCACGTCCCCAAGGTGGAACGGTAGCCGTATTAGACACACGGTCAAACGAATCCAACCAGATAAGTTCTTCATTGATTTCAATAGTACCCTTACCGATGTTATCAGTAGATGCTAGTTGAAGAACAATTGGAGTTGCAATGGTTGATGCCGTGTCAGTTACATTTGATATGATGTGTGTTGCTCTGTCTTGCTGGTATGTATAACCTGCAAGGTTGATGAGTACTTCATCAATCATGTCATTAAGATTAGGCATTGATGCTCCTTAACGCTGCAAGAGCAGACAGTCCAGTAGAAGATGCTAGTTCATTGCAGATAGCATTAAGATTTTTATAGTTATTAGGTTGACGGTTAGCGTCAGCCTTATAGTTCAGAGCAGCGATGATACCTTTACCAGTTGTCCCAGCCCAGGCATTGGCAGCACCCTGTGATGCTTTAAATGCGGTCATCAGTGGATAGTCTCCACCATTTGCCAAACGATTAAGTTCAGCGGTCATTGATAAACCAGGAATGCTTGCCATAGCCTTAGCCTCTTTCTAAATTATTTATTTGGTTTTATTACTTACGTGCGGTTGCATCCCAGCGAGTTTGTCCGCGAGCAACAAGTTGCTGAGCAGCAGTCTTGACTTTACCCTTTGCAGGTGTAGCGGCTTTCTTTGCAACCTTCTTTGCTACAGTCTTCTTTGCAGCAGTTGTTGTTGCTTTCTTTGCTACTGTTGAAACGCCTCTTGCCTTAGCAGCGGCTACCATTGCATCGTACTGTGCTTGAGATACTGGCTTGCCTGCCTTAGCGGCGGCTCTTCCTGATGCTGCTGCTACCGTGTCCTTAACCTTTACAGATGTAGTAGAAGCCTTAGTTGCAGCCTTAGATGCAACCTTGGAAACAACTTTAGGTGCTGCCTTAATTTCTCCAGTTAGAAGTGCTTGTGCAACCTTGTTCTTCATTAGTCCTGGAGCAAGTTTTGTTGCTAGACTCGCACCCTTACCACGTCCTGCAATAAGAAGCCCTGCTGCTGCTATTGTTCCAGCAACTGTTGCTACTGTACCCTTGCTGATTCCACCACCGCTTGACTTCTTCGCAGGAGTCTTCATTGGTGCTGGTGAATACTTTGTTGATGCCTTAGGTGCTGCTGCAGCCGATGGCTTGCTAGCATACTTTGGGTTATACACTTTTTGCTTAGTTGCTGATGGAGAGGTTGCATACTTTGGGTTGTAAATCTTTTGCTTACTTCCCGTTGATGCTGCACCCTTTGCGGCTGGCTTTGCACCAGTTGCTGCAGCGAAGCGCTTATCTCCATAAAGGCGACGTGTTGCTTCCTGATACTCAGCAACAAGACCAGCCTGTGGTGACTTAGCGTTCATCTTAGCAAGATTCAACGCCTTAGTCATTCCTAATCCTTTGATATCATTAATCGTAGATTGTGATACCTTAACTTTTTTATTCCATGTGCTCTTATCAACAGCCATGTTACCACTTTACCTTATCTGCCCAATATGCGGCACTCATTTTTCCTTTGGATATATTGCTTGCATGTCTTGCTTTAAAAGACTTGCGTCGTGCTGCATATGATGCAGACTCTCCAGTCTTCTTTGGAGAACCGCTTACGCCCTGCTGGCCGAAGCGAATAGTCTTGACTTTGTCCCCCACTTTAGCCACAACAACGTGTGACTTCTTTGGATGAGTTGGTGTACGTTTTGGCTTGTTATAGCCAGATACACCAGCCCTGGTTAATCTTGAATCTTTCATCTGTACCCTGCTGTCTTTTTTGCTATCTTCTTTGGTTGTCTTACAAACTGCTTGCCTTGGCTTGTACCCTTACGCTTGGCTGCAGTTGTCTGCGCATATTCTTTAGCAGATAGCGCTTGACGCGCCTTCTTAGGAAGATAGCGTTCTCCTGTTGCCTTGGCACCTTGAGTGCTTGGCTTACCAGACTTGGTTCCCCACTCTTCTTTAGTCCACTTAGATAGGGACTTCTGTTTAGTAGTCTTGGAACCAGAGTATCCGCCACCAGCCTTCTTGTAGGCTTGAGCAACTAACTGCGCTTTGCGAGCAGACCATTGACCAGGCTTACCACCTTGAGAACCAGCCATAACACGGCTTTTAATTCGTTCTCTTAACTCGGGCTTGGTGTAAGTCATGTTACTTGTCTAAACGTCCGCCTTGAGACAGCATCTTCTTCAATGCTGCTAGTTGAGCAGGAGTAAATGCGCTCTTCATATTTCCTACCTGCTTCTTTGGTGGAGATACTTTATCCTTGACGGTCTTGGCCATTGCCTTTGCGCCTGTAGCGTATGCTCCAGCAACCTTGCCTGCTACCTTAGCAGCAGTTCCAACTGGATTTGCTCCTGCACTAAGAACAGCCTTGGCACCCTTAACAATAGGGTCCTTCTTCATCTTTATAAGAGCAGACTTCTTTTCTCCTGCGCGACGCGCTTTTTCCTTCTGTGCGGCAGTCATAGGAGTTGGTGAGTACTGGCGACTCTTTTCTGTATTTCGTTTAGCAATAGCAACGCCTACTGATTTTGCTAATTCTGCTTCGCTCTTACCGCCGTATGGACCCTTTGGGTTATATTTTTTCATTGTTGCCATTTTACTTGCCTCTCTTTAATTTGTATTTATAAACATCGTATGATGCATCTACATATTCTTTGTAAGTCATTGAATCTGTTATATAAGCAGCAGATTTTCTAAACTCAGCAACGCTAGGTGCTGTGAACTTTGGTACTGGTGTAGCCTTAGGCTTGACTGTAACCTTTGCTTTGGGTGTGGGTGTTACCTTAGGCTTAGGTGTAGCCTTCTTCATCATTCCTGGCATGATTACATGCCCTTCTTGCGTACCATAGAGGTCTTCTTGTTGGTAGGCTTCTTCGCTACTCGCTTAGCAACCATAACTTGCTTACCCATACCGTATCCTGGTTCGCCTTTTTTCTTACCGCAACCACATTTCATACACATTATATTGCTCCGATTTCTTTTAGCGCTTCGACTGATTTTTTATTTATATCTGTTGCTTTAGGCATTACGTCTGCGTTGTAAGGCTTGTTGAGAGTCTCACTTGCTGTGTATGCTTCTTGTATATGGCGGTGGGTTGTGCCTGCTGGCTGTATCCCTTGGGACCTAGCCTCCTTGTAGGCATTTAGTTCCCCAACCCACTTCTTATCAGATACGTCTCTTCCTGCATCCCCTGCACTCAGTTGCAGCGACTTGGCCTTACAGCCAAAACAGTCTGGTCCGCAATCGGTATGGTCTACGAAAACATCATTAGATTTAAATGGTGTTTCGGAAGTCTCATCACATCCTGTACAGCCATACATCGCTGGCTTCCAGTTATGGTTTTCATCAAACTTAAACTCTAGAACTTTGCTTACGTGCTCATGTCCCATTTGTCTTTATACCTCTGTAAAGTTTGCTTCTGTAACGCCAACGCCACCAGCAATAAGTGCTGCTTTGGTAGTATCATCTACTTCATAGTTTCTTCCACCACGATAGACTTCTTGATAACTAGCCAAGTCTGAGTCAGTGAGGTATCGAGCCTGGTAGTACTCACCATCTTCTTTTACAATAGATATACCTACATCTAGTTTGTAGAAGTCAAACAGGCGTGAGCCTGTTCCAGATGGTCCTTCTGCTACTGTTGGTGTTTTAAACATCCAAGTTGCCATTAGTCCTCCTTAGTGAACTTACTCCGTGACAGGGAGTTTCCTCCCTGCCACAGCGTCAATTAACTACTAGAGAGCAGCGATTGATGAGCCTGTTTCGAGGCGGTAAAGTGCTTCTTCACGGTAACGTGCAAAGCCGAGTACGCCGTACCAACCCATTGGGCGGAAACGCATCAACTTATCTGTTACGTTACCAATTACAACGTGTGGCTCTTCTGCAACAGCCTGAGCCATTGCTTGCTTTCCAGCGACGATTGTATTGAATACGCGAGTAACAGGTGTTACTGTGAGTGTGTTTGTTCCAACAGTTCCTGAGTTAGCGACAGACACTGTAAGTGTTGTGTTTGTTGCACCAACTGAGATTGCTGTAATCTTAGCAGCAGAGCCTACGTTGGTTCCAGAGATTTTATCTCCGACCTCAGCGCGGCCACCGAATGCACCGTTAGCAACTACGATTGTGAACTCTCCAGAAACTCCGCTTACTGCAGGAGATGTTGAGAGTGCTGTCTGGTCTGCGCCTGACTTAGATGAGTACAAACGTGGTGACTCAACGAAGTATGCACCTTCGTAAGCACCGATTTCACCAGCCCAGATGTTTTCTCCAGCCTGGTAGTTATGTGGGTCGCGCCATCCTGCTGCGCCTGTCTCTGCACGAAGGTCGTGTGAAACTTCTGGGTGGATACCAACCCAGTACATTGAACCCTTGCGGTAAGCAGCCTTGTTTGAACGCAACTTAGCGACAGCCTTGCGGATGTCTGCTGAGTCGAGTGTTGAAGCAGCGGCTACTGTTCCTGTTGATGTTGCTGAACCACCGTAGATTACGTTAGTTCCGCCACGAAGTGTCTCCATTGCAACCTTATCGATTGAATCTGCAAGGTTGAATGCGATTACGTTTGAGATTGCTGGGTCTACGTCTGCAAGAGAGAAGAGTTCCAACGCACGTGTTACTAGAACAGAGTTACCGTACTCGTTAAGAGTAATTGTAACCTGGTCTGGTGTTGACAATGCTACTGCATCTGGGTCAACTGTTTCTGTTAGTGTGCCAGTTGCGGCTGTTAGGTCAACGTACTTCTGTAGAACTACTGTTGAACCTGGGATTGATTGCTGTGCTGGAGTCTTGTCTGCGACTGAACGAATAAGTGGTTCGGCGCGGAGTGCAAACTCTAGAAGACGGTCGTACGCCTTCTGTACAAGACCTGCACCACCAACTGTACCTCCGAGGGAAGTACTACCTGTGGATGTATATGCATTAGGCATATGCGGTCACCTCCAAGTGACTATGAACGGATAAATTATTGTTGAGAACGAAGTATCGCAATAATGTCCTCTTCGGATGTTGCTTGGGACATTCTATACTCAAGGTCGTTTGCTCGGTCCGGGCTGACTGCGTTCTGTGTGAGAGCGTCCTGGTTACGCAGTGATGCGCGGTCCTCTTGGCTCATAATAGAACTTTCTTCTGGTGCTTGGCTTAGACCGAATAAGTCAGCATTATCGTTGAGCCAGTTAGAAACTGAATCTTCGCTAATATCTTCCAAATCCTTCATTACTAAGCGAGCAGCCTTTTGATTGACGCCCTTCTTTTCTAGTGTAGACTTAACGATTGCCTCACGCTGCGCCTTGGAGAATCCTTCAAGTTGCTCTGTGAGTTCTTTGATACGCTTCTCGTCTGCACGTTTGGCTTTACGCAACTTTTTAAGTAAGTCGCTTCCATCCATCGGTACTTCTTCGATTGTATCTAGTTCGTCGTCTTCGTCTTCCCAGTAGTTGTTGCTCATAGCAACGCCACCCTTCTATTCGTAGTTAGTTCGCAAGCCTCAGGTTCCAATCGGGGAACTGGTCTGGCTCTTGCTGTCGGTCTTATACGCTGACGGGGCCGATAGGTCCGTTCAGGATTCTATTATATTACTCTGTTTGCTCTATTGCTGGAAGCAAGGCTTCGTGAGCCTGCTGTTCCAGGGCGAGATGCGAAGCGTGCTGCTTCCTTCTCTGCCTCTAGACGAATCAGTTCTTGAGCCGTAACGTTCTTCTCAAAGATTGATTGCTGCATAGTTGTCTGCGCTGCTTCTGGAGTTACTGCTTTTCCAGTGCTAATCTCAGTTAACTTTTCTAGAGGACCTCTACCTAAAGCAACATTACCAAATCCAGTAAGTGATGCGTCGTATCCGTACCCTCTTGCTGCATAATCTGCTGCAGTAGCCATATCAACATTAAGTCCTTGAGACTTGGCTGCCGAGAATACAGTCTGGGCTGCAATCTGCTTATTAAGAGCAGCAGCGCCTTCTTTACCTAGAAGTAGAGCCTTGGCAATTGCTGTTCTATCTGCTCCTGGAGCGATGGTTTCTAAGTCTTTTTTTAACGCTGCTGGAGCATTATCAATGGCTGCAAAGACATCATTAATGAGTGCAGTTGTTTCTGCAACTGACTTACCTGTACCAAGAACATCACCAAGAAACTCTTGGGTTGCTAGGTCTTGGAATCCAGCAGAACGCATGACATCGCCAAGTGCTTGCTGTGATTTGAAGAACTCTGCGATTGTAGGCATTTCAATTGCCTCACCCTTAGCGACCTTATCTTGTAGGTCGTACAGTCCTTTGAATCGCTTTGTAAATGTCTTTAAGTCTGGGTTGTTGCGTACATCTTGCAGAGCAAGGTTAAGTGACTCATCAACTGTTGAACCAGTCTTGTAGTACTTAGATACAGCATTGAAGACAGAGTTGACCCAAGGCTGGGCCATTTCTTCTTTACCCATAAAAAGAGCAAGAGTATTTCTAAAAGTATCTAGCGCTAGTGTTGGACCCTTTGGCACCACAGTAGTATCTTCTTCGGTACCGCCGCCTGTAGTAGTGGTTTTAGTTCCTTCTGGAACTCCATTAACATACTTTGCTCCACCTTCTGTGCCAGTAAAGGGAACTCCGCTAAAGTAGAGTACGCCATCCAGCATCTGAAAAATGTTTGAACCTGGTTGAGCAAAACGTGCTGCACCAGTTCCGCTAGCGACGCCTCCTCGACGAGCCGCTGCTTTTGCGGCAAGGTCTGCCTCACGGGCATCCTTCATCGCAGCAAGTTTCTCGGCTCTCGCTGCATCAGCGTCAGCCTTCTTCTGTGCCGCTGCATCTGCTTGGCTCTTCTCAAGGGCTGCAAGTTGAGCCTCTAGTTTAGCCTTTTGGGCTTCTACTTGGGCAAGTAATTTCTTGTTGGCTGCTTGTTCTGCTGCCTTTTTCTGGGCTGCTGTCTGTGCCATTATACTCCAAATCCAATTGCTCTCGCAAAGCCTACAGCAGCATCACGGGCGCTATCGTTTGCCTCTGGTGATAAGTCATACAAAGGGTCATTCTTTGCTTTAAGTTCCATATCATAATATGAAGGTTGCTTACCCTTGCCATCTGGGCCAGGATAGTTAATCCAAGACTTTACCAAAGGATGATTCTGTACTTCTTTTTCTGTCTTGCGCCATTTTTAGCACAA